GGAATGAGGTACGCGGCAACCGCGACAATGAGACCCTCAAATAGGTATTTAAAAATGCGCATTAGGAGCTCACGTCCATCAAAGTTAATATTGCTTGCCATCGTTTTTCTGACTATATCTTTATTATAGAAATTTATTTCGAGTCACACCAGTTGGAATAAAAAAGATATAAGGGAATAAATATGTCACTATTAAACCATGGAACGTGTCTGCACCAAAACCGAAGACTTCTTGGACGAGGATTCCGAGCTTCGTGGTCAGAAATATGTGTGTCTTTCGTTTTTATCTCCGGAGGATGCCATCGCAAGCAAGGATGCATATGTGTTTAGTCAATTCATCAAGCAATTTGGCTCAGACATGTCTGACTTGTTTTCAAATATAAAGGATAAATTCACTGACGATACCGACGTATGCGCAATGATTGAGAGCATCAAAGACAAGTACACGTATATTTCAAACGAGGGAGAGCTTCAAGAGGAATACCATAGCTTTAAAAACATCAATGGAGGCCGATTAGATACAGAGTTCTTGGAAAAGAACGAGTTCCAAACTTCAATGAGAGGTATCAAGGTACGTGGCTCTTACGAAACTGTCAAGGAAGCTCAGCTCCGAGCGGAAGTCATCAAAAAGTTTGACGGCAAGTTCAACGTATATGTGGCACAGGTTGGGTGTTGGTGTCCCTGGAGTCCGTATCCCGAGGATATCGAGAACGTAGAATATTCTGAAACCGAGCTAAACACCTTGATGAAAAAATACAAAGAATCACAGAGCAATAAAGAAGAATTGTACCAAATTCGCAAAGGAGATATGATTGAAAAGGTAAGGATGCACGCAAAGCAGATTACAGACGTCGGGGCTGTAAGCATCATTCAAGAGTCCCTAGATGAGGACGACACATGGCCTAAAAGCTCCGAGTAAAAGTATTGCACATCATTATAAACACACAACATGAAGGCTCTCGTTGTATTGATTCTTTTTATTGGTATGTTTTTCGTCATTCAAGGGATATACGAAGAAAAGCTCAAAAGCGTCACCGACAAGAAACAAATCGAGTACAAGTTTATTCCGCGCACGTATTATGAAGAACAACTTGGTGACAATGACCTCACGTCGAAAATGGCACCCATGTTTAACCGAGAGTCTCCCTGGTTTGATCGAAATGTAGGAATGGCATTGGTACAAGACAAGTCGAAAATGGCACCATAGTATACTTGCGCGCCATATATATATTCACTAGATATGTCCAAAAAATGATATAATCAAAATACGACATATAATGTGTATACATATTGCATAAATAATGCCTCCAAAGCAAAAGAGCACTTTCGACAAGGCGGGGCAAAAGTATCCTACCCCTCTCCAGACGGAACCATTGGCTCGCTTCTACACGTCTCTTTACAAACAGAGCAAACAGTCAAGCCCAATGGCCATCAAGTGGTGTCTGGAGCACGGAGTCTTTACAAAAGCAAAGGCGTTGATCTTTGACGCGCAACTCAAGTTGGGGAAACTAAAGATTGCGACAGCTCTGGTGCCGGCAAAGGCAAAGGCGCCGAAGAAGAAGCCCATTTGCTAGTCTCCTTTTTTGATAGACAACGATGTGTGTCGGCGCTTTTGATATTGAGATGCATCAAACATCTCTTCATCTTCGTCGTCGCTGCTGTCTGCGCAATTCTCATCGTGTGCATCCCAAAACTCTTTAGCGCCTACTTTGAAATCAGAATGATGAGCTGCCTTGTACCAAAACACCTGATCTTGCAACTTGTTGCTTTGCGCATTGATCTTGATGGCGAGGCACTCGAAGTTTTCGGTGCACTGGTCCATTACCATACAAAACATTTCAAATGTCGGAAACATGGATGCGTAGTTCTCGTATATCCTTTTTCTATTATTAATGTTATTTTCTCTTAGAATAAAAACGTAATCAATATTGGTCCGCAAGCTGGGCGGAATTCCAAGTGGATATTGCATGGTTATCATGAACAACGTACTACAATGGCGGCCATTCATAAACATGTATCGAATATTTTTATCCTTGATCCATGAATTGTCGAAAAGGCAGTCGTCAAGGAGAAGAATTGCTCGAGGGTCGATGTTAGAGGATCCGCACTTGCGGATCATTTTCCCCATTTTTTTCTTTATAATCTGTTGTCGCTTTACGACGTTGGATAGTAGTTGCGGTGTGTACTCGTCGTGTATGAAAATGCTTGGCACTATCTTGACGTAAAACGGGCTGGCAGACTCTGTTCCAGAAATGACTGTACCGATTGGGATGTCGCGATGATAATATAAAAGGTCCTTCACGAGGAACGACTTGCCGGTTCGCCGCTTGCCCACAAATACAATGACAGAGTCATCGCCAATTGACGTGATATCGAATCGCTTAATATGTAGAGTCATTCGTATCTCTGTATACTCTTTGTATCTAATATATATATTTCACAAACAACGAGCGAGTCGAAAACATAAAGATAACTAGCACTAGAATAAAAGCCCCGTTGCTTTGAGAACTGTAGAACAAGAGACCCGATATTGCACATAATATCAACGTCAGCATCACAGTTCCAACGCGTCCTTTAATGTTCCCAAAGAGTTCCGTGTAGAATGTAATGGCAAGCGCAAGAGCCGAAGCTACCCCTATCTTGTTGCTTTGCAGTAATGTTTCCATTTATTTAGCTGTCTAAAACTTTGGCGCACCCTTGATCATATTGTCAATAACTTCATCAGTACCCGTCTCGCTAGTAAAATAAAATATAGTAAATGTCGTTGCAAATGCTACGACGAACGATTTGATGAACAACGCTATTGACTTTGAAGTGCGATCGTCGCGCCCCTTTGACTTTGGAGTGTTAAACCAAACCAATACGGCCACGATTGTTGACATTATGAGCGACGTGATAATTTCATTCTTGATCATCAACATGTCTTTTGTTTTATCTACCCGGATTTGTTTTACCGTCTAATGAAACGAACTCTTTTTCTTTTTTTTAATCGTTGGCGTATAGAAGGATGGATCGAGGTAGTTTGAGTATACCGACATCGAGTCCTTTTTGAAGCGCTTCTCTTTCTTTTTATTTTTATTTATATGTTTAGATTTCCTGATAGACCTAAATGACGATGCACTAGACGAAGAAGATGACGATGACGATGACGAGGAAGAGGGTGGACCGTCGATGGCGTCAAGAGACTCGTCGTCACTCTCAGAAGAGCTAGAACTGTTACTGCCACTGCCACTACCGCAGTCACTACTTCCACTCGAAGAGCTCTTGCTCGACCTGGCGCTATTTAACGATGTTGACTCTGATATAATTTTCAGCGTTTTTATATCAGAGTCTGGTTCACACACCGTCGGTTGTGCCGGCATTTGAAACGCTTGAACTTGCGGAATGAGGTTGGTATCCGTCATTGGCGACGATTCATTCACAATTCTAAATTGGTCTATGTGAGTGTGTTTGATTCCGTTTTCGTCCGAGACAACATGCTCGATGATGTGCATGACAGGAGCGGTCGGCGCCGTCTCTGGCGGTATGACTATGACTACTTCCGGTGCGATCTTGCGAACGCCTACTGCAACCTTATCAATCCGACGTACTGTGGTCTTGATCTCGCCCATTATTATTTTTTCTACTAGAATCATGTTTTTCTGATAATCTTGTTTGTTGACGCGATGATAGTACAAGAAAGGCTTGGTCCATAGTTCGCGTGCAATGTTGATGATACACTGATAAATAAAATCAACAGTTTTGGGCACAATGATACCCGTCATACCCGTCATACCAGCAACATCCGTTAACAAATTGTGCACAATACTTTGCGTTGCACCGAACTTATCTGCCTCTTCTTTTTTCTTGTCTTGATCCCATTCGGATATACCTTGCAGGGCGTTTTGAAAGTCGCGGAGAATGTATCTGTTCGACTTGTTGTCGGCTCGCGTTTGTTTATACAAGTCTGAAAAGACTTCCTCAAATTTATGCTTGGTTACGACGATGATTTCACTCGTCTTTTCTTGACGTTCGAGACTCATATCCTTTTTATATTTACTGATGATATGATTTATCAAAAAATAACACGGGCTAAAACAAAAAGTGATTTAAAGACAATAGGATAGGTCTCTTTGTGATGGACTGCATGGGGCGCTGTCTGACGGTGGCGCCTTCCATCATCACAATCGTTGTCGTTTTTCCACCTCGATGATGTTCCAGTGGCGTAATCGGTCAACGCGTCGTGCTTATGTTTGTCAAGCAAGTCATGCTTCACAAGTAACGCGAAGATTGGGAGTTCAAACCTCCCCTGGAATATCAGCAAGGTTTGTAGGCGTGCTTTATTTTTACATCTTGATGATGTTCCAGTGGCGTAATCGGTCAACGCGTCGTGCTTATGTTTGTCAAGCAAGTCATGCTTCACAAGTAACGCGAAGATTGGGAGTTCAAACCTCCCCTGGAATATCATCAAACATCAAACATTAAAAGCTACTGTTGAGCGGGTGGGTATACGGGTTTCTCTTGAAAGGCTCTAGTATCTCTAAGTCCATGCGGTCGCCATCATACAGTTGACGCTCCCGAGTGACCATACCTTGATTAGATTGCATCAATTGGTTCGTTACTCGCGTCGCGACGCGATCAACGTGGTGGTCCGTCGCTTCGGACACGGCCATCTTTCGAACGGCAAGATTGACGCCCTCTGTTACGTTGCCACCTATTTTAACACCTGAAAGCGTCGGCGAGTGGTTCTCGACGAGTGTAGACTCGCGCAATCCATTACACGTGGCATTATGCATGTCTTCATATGTGCTATGCGCAGCTGCCTGTTGCGTTGCCGCGCCCCCATAGTACTCTTCGGGATTTTGTTTCAATGTGTCTTTGAAATCCTCCTCGAAATTCGCGATCGAATACGCGTCACCAGTTCCCATTTGGGCTCCGCCAAAGTGTTCTTCGCCTCCGTGGATTCCTTTTTGGGTAATCTTGACGTCAAAGTTGCCGTCAATGGTAGCACCTAGCGTAGGGGCTAACGCTCCTCCGATGCGCCCTTCATCCAATATTGTTTCTTTAACCGTTTTTCTAGCATAATCAGTCGGGTCATATACGGTACCCTTGTGCACCGTTTGACTCGAAAAATTCAACGTGGTATCAACTGCGTCCGTTGTTTGGCGAATGGTGGAACGAGCCTTTGCATCCAAGTCATAGGCGGCACCGCGCGTTTCTTGATTGCGAAGATTTGTCGGTTGAGCGTCGTGCAACCACGTCTCTTTAATTGTTACACGCGCAATTGCATTGGGATCGTACACCGTCGATTTGAATGCAGCGCTTCTGATGTTGGCATTCTCAGAATCATGAATTGTAGTTTGCTTGACTGTGGTGCGCAATACATCGTTCGGGTCATAGACCGTTGGTTTATATGCGGTGCTCCTGATGTTGGCATTATCAGAATCATGAATAGTAGTTTGTTTGACAGTCGTGCGTGTTACATCATTGGGATCATAGACGGTAGATTTATAAGCGGTACTCCTAACGTTGGCGGCTTCGGAATCGTGAATGGTAGTTTGTTTTATAGTGGTTCGAGTCACGTCGCTAGGATCATACACCTTTGACTTGTAAGCGGTGCTCCTGACATTGGCTGCCTCTGAATCATGAATGGTAGTTTGCTTGACGGTTGTGCGCGTTACGTCATTCGGGTCATATACTGTGGATTTAAATGCACCACCCCTGATGTTTGCATTTTCGATATCGTTTAAAGTTGTTTGTTTAATGGTAGTACGTGTGACGTCATTGGGATCATACACGGTCAACTTGGTCGGTCCTCGCATGTTGGTCATGCCTGCCACTTCGTCGTGGATAAGCGTTTGTTTGATCGTCGTACGTACCACATCATTGGGATCGCGCACCGACTGTTTGGTTGGAATCTGGGCGGACAAGTGCCCATACTCGCGTCCATTGTCCACCATGTACTCTTTTCGACCATGCTTCATGATGTCCTGCATCGGTGCAACAAACGCCTTGACCAACGTGGTGATGTTGCTCTTGTGAACGCGGGTAGTAGTGACATCACGCTCGTTGCCGTATACTTGCACGGATGCCTTACCGTGATCGTCCCGGGCGCCTTTTCCAATTCCTACCAATGACAAGTTTGCATTTTGAAAGTTTTTTAGAATGTTGCGCAAAGGGTTTTGAACGGCGGGGCGTTGCTCACTGCCCTTTTCATTCGCAAATGCGCCCCCTGTGTACGGTTGTGGATTTAGGCGATTAGTTTCTTTTACCTCAAATTCAGGTCGCTGTTTGTCCTTGGTATATGCACCTGTCGTTTTGAAGTACCTGTCTGGATTGTTTTCAAAAAACGTGGATTGTTTATTTTGCACCACCTCTCCGACGACGCCCCGGTTCTTTCCTTTTTGACCGTCCACGACCCTGCCCTCAAATGTTACCTTTGGATTGCCTCCGACGCGAAGGTCGTCTATAGTTTTCGGCTTGACATAGTCTCTCATGTTGACTTGTTGAAAACCTCCAACGGGATCGCCATTGTAACCCTGATCAAGTCCACGACCCACGCGCACCTGATCGAATGGCAAGACGTTATTCTTTATTTTAGATCCAACCATTCGATCGCGGACGCTGTCAAGAGATGTATCATCAAACACATTAACGTTTGTTTCGGGGACAAACATACCCTTCATTTCGGTTTTGCGCTTGATCTCTGCAACCCCGACGCCGAAACGCTCAAACATGCCGTTGTTGGCGTTCGGATCCGTGTTTTGTTTCATGTTCCCTCTGAAATAAGGAGTCATGTTGTTGTGCGTAAAATCCTTCTGATTGACCTCGACACCCGAAAGGAGGCTACGCACGCCCTGTACATTTGCTTTTTTTACAGCGTCAAACTCTGTGCTCTTGACATGTTGATGGTATGTACTCTCGTAAGTGTTCTTCATGGAAGGCACTTCTTTCACATTTTTTATACATGCAGATTTAGGTCGTTCGAGAAGCGACGGTTTCTTTTTCTGATTTACAAGGAATCCGACACCAAGGAGCGTGAGAGCAACATATATCTCTATCATTTACATTTGAAAAGAAAATAATGCGTTTTGTGTGAACTCGTAGGTATATGGGTTTTTCACCGATGCACTCTCCTAGGCCAAGTAAATAAAAAGTAAAGCACCTCGAAAATTATTCAGTTGCTCGATGTTCGGTGACCATATCTAGCTTATGCTTATCGACCAAATCTCGGGATGCCTTGTTTGTCATTGACAACATTGCGCGCGATTCTAAAGGTAGAAATGATATGATGTTTTTCTTCAACTCGTCCGAAATATCAGAGTACTGCGTCACGGTGGTCGTGTCTGTTGTGTCTGTTCTGTGTTGCTGTGTGTTTTTCATATTTGTATTTCATGTTTTGCAGATATTATATTCTTCTATCGCAACAAACACCTCTATGCATTTGCATATCCAGCGTACGTCTTGCACGTCCTCCATGTTGTGCTTGGGATGTCTTGGTTGGGTTGCATGCAACTTGTTGGGTCGTACTGTACCATGTCATCGCTCATGTTCAATGGAGGAAGGCACGATGCTTGGTTGATAGGGTCGTGAACGATTGGGCGATGATTGTCCTTGACGATCAACCTGTTGTTTATACCAAAATCGAACGGCACGAGCGCATTTTCTTGAGGGTTCTTGCACAACCACTCCCATCGGTTCCATCCGCTGCACCGCAAAGTGCACGTTGGGTTACTGATGCGAGTATCCTCCTTTGGAATGGCAGTCTGACAGTCTTGGAAGTTGCGCAGTCCGCAGAATCCATTCGCGCTCGGCAAGTATTGGTCGGTGGGGCAGTTGCTTGCCTTTCGGTTCATAATACGAAGCTCCGAGTCGACATCGATAAGAGGCTTGTTCGCACATACGGATGGGCCAGATGTCGACCCCACTACACCAGGCGTCGCTGCCGTGCGCATGCTTGGGTCCGTGACGAAGCATGACCGACAGTCAGAGAGCGGTGTGTTTAAAAGATAATCCGAACTGCCGACAGATTGTTTCAAATTATGCTTATACGTACAATCATCCCAGTTTAACCGTGTAAAGTTCATATTTATATATGAATACAATTTATTTTATTGCGGGAAGCACGTTTTTACTTTGTAGCGGTCGGCGTTGTGTTGTCATCGACGAACCGACGGAGTCCTTGGATGTCGACGCTTCCCGTCTGCTTGGCGACCAGACCTCCGGTACTATTGTCCATGATAAGGATGGTGGGGAATGCGGTCACATGAGGTAAGTATTCTGCGGCAGAGGCATCGACCTTGCTATGTTTTTCAACAGAGACGATGTTTGCATGCTTGTTTTCCTTGGTGTACTCGTCCCAGATGGGTGCGAATTGTTTGCAGTAGCCACATGATTCCATGTACATGTATACCACTTTGAATGTACGACTATGCTCCCCACCCATGTTTTCAAAAGTCTCTTTGGCTGCTTTTTGGATATTGTACACATACATGACCGCGAATGCTAGAAGAAGTAGCAATGCCGTAATCATCACATAGCGCATTATGTTGTCTGTTTGCATTGCAGGCGCCTTTGATATCTTGAACCGCTTGGCCATATTTTATATATATATACTATACCGATTTTTTTCTGACGAGGATACGTTGTCTTACCGACCACACTGGTACAAATTGAGCGACGGTGCAAGCGGGACTTCCTTGTAGTCGACCATCTGGCAAGGCGCCAGGTGCCTCATATCGGTGTTGATCTGAGGATGTTGAACGGGCTTAATGTACTCTTTGCCTTGCAAAAACGAGCCAGTTGGAGGGGTAAACTTGTAGTTTGGGCAATGCGTGTTGGGGCGGTTCTGGTTCCTGAGGTCGTTCTCGAGATCGACGAGGTTGCCGCGCACATGAGAGACAGCCGTTCCTCCAACGATGCCAAGCTCCATCCTGCACTTGTTGCAGTTTTCATACTTGATGGGATCGAGTTGGTATTCGAGAGGAGTTACGCTTTGGGTCAAGCTCTTACTGTATGCACATGTATCATATGAGAGTCGATTCATCACAATCTATATATTGTTAATAAATATTTTATTTTAGCATGTCGATGGCTTTGATGTTTTCCGCATGTGCTTTCTATAAGTCTCTCTCGAGTCCATCCCAACCGGGAAATAATCGGACGCTGCATATCCATCCACATGTTTTTGTATACAATCCAAAAACGGAACGAAACGGTCAAAGTTGCGCTCCGTCAGAGGTTCGCAGCTTCGCTCGAAAGCCGAGTTTTGTCCGTTTTTTAGAAAGCTCTCGGTATCGGGAGCTAGACAACCTCGACCAAAAAAAGGTACAGCGTGAAAATTGCGCACATCGAGCTGCCTCTTTTCGTGTCCGTGTGTAGGGACGACCATTCTAGCATCGGTGTCTGCATCAACCGTGCACGCGCTTGTTACTCCATAACCATTTCTGAACCTTAGGTTTGGATACTTGGCAGAAAATTCTTGTATACGCTTATCGATTACTTCGCAGCCGACATCATTGCGGTCGCTGTACATCAAGTAATCAAATATCGAGGTATTCGTATGTTGTTTGGCTGCTAAAGCGCATGTGTCCATGGATATGACGTTTTCCCAATCGAACATCTTGTCGGTGTCTGACATTTTACTATTTGGCAAGAGAATAATTCATGACGAGACCGCTCTCTTTACGCGTGGGTCCGACTTTGTATAGCCACTCTGCAAACCCTGTTTGGTCATTGGCTATCGTGGTTGAAGGGTTGGTGAAGAATTGCCTATCGCTAGCAGTCTTGCGAAACACGTCATTTTCTTGGCGATACAAACCATCTTCGAATTTGGCGCTGATATCTTTTTTGATGCTTGCATCCTCTACGCTACACGCCTTTGGTCGATTCGGAAAGTCCGTATAGTCTGCAAACATGACGTTCATAAATGGATTTTCTTTTGTTGGTTTTGTACATGCTCTTCCCTTGACATCATCGAGTAATTGTAATTTTTCAAAAAGCTCGCGTCTCGATTCGTCCTCTTTCGAGCTTTGGACGTGCATGGCCCAAGTAACAAATCCGACAAAAACTGCAAAGAACAACACTTGAGCGTCTCGTTTAATCAGCAACAGCATTATAGAAAAGTAAATCGTAAAACGCATGGCTGCGTTCAACTGTCTATTAAGGCTCATCGACCGATCTGGGATAATTTCGAGAACGGTTGCATTGTTCGTTATAAACATAATAGGGTCTTTGTACCATATGGTCGTACTATCCATTTTATTACACTGTCACAACATAAAAATGCTACCTTATTTATTTTGTTCTTGTAGCTTTTTACGCAAACGTTCCTTTGTTCCATGAGCACGAACCTTGTTGTTGTCGACACCCATGTTAGCACCCATGTTAGCACCCATGTTTTTCATAATTGTCGATAGCATGCTATTGTCTTTTCCAAATAAATTCAAAAAGGACATTGCTTCCGACAATAGCTCTTCTTGTTTGATCGAACCATTGTCAAACTTTTGTTGCAACTTGGAACTTACCTTGGAGACGATGTCACCAATGACGCCGCTGTTGTTACTGTTCAAGATGTCTTCAGGTTTAGTAATGTTGATGCCCGATAGGTCAATGTCGTTGGCGATCTCTTGGGCAATGGAACCAATCTTGGTGTTTTCGAGCATGCATCCCATTGAAGATGCGCCGTCCGACCCAGACTTTGTAGCACTTGGCTGCTCGAGCGCCCATGCCCCATTAATGTTACTGAGCAACTGCTTTACTTCATCATCAAAAATGTCATTAGCATATATCGTATAGTCTTCTTTTTTTTGAATTGCTCCGATCGAATTCATGACGGTCATGAACAGGATGTTGTTGTTCTCTGATTCTGTGTCATCTTCGTCACCTTTACCTTCTACGTCTAGCTCGAGGAACTCATCAGCAGAGTCTTCCGAATCATTGGAAAACCTATCGAATAAATTTATGAACAATGCAAATATATAAATGTAATTGCCCAAGACGGCTCTCAATGACTCATCTTCAATTACCTTTGGTAATGCCAGTATTTCCGAGAAGCTTACATTTTTTAAAATAAATGCGCTTGTAATGTTTTCGTTTGCCCACAAGTCCGCAACTGATAAACACGCGGTGACGCTCTTTACACAAAGATGTTTCTTGACGAGTATGATGTTGGATTCCGTGTCATTGTTCTTTACCGAATGATGCTTCTTTATCTTTTTGTCTAGGTCCTCGCCTATATTTTTCAAGTCTTTGACACAGTCATAATAAAACTTGTTAAACGTAAAAACGACTTTTTCAACAACGCTGGACATACTGTCATGAATAAATGACACCTGTTTGGCCTTAAGTCGTTTTTGACTCGACCATCTTCATGAAATCCTTTCCGACGCATTTCTTGCACGCATTTGCCAAATATACGAGCACCTGCATATACTTCCAGATATTCTCCTTGTTGTGAGCATCTAGTTTTTTCCACACTTGTTTTATTTTCTGAAAGATGTCGAGGTCCTGTCCATACAGTTGCATGTAATCATTGTATTTTACATATGACTCGCACAAGAAAAATGTCTCGTCTCGTTGCAATACTTTATCTTGGTAGGGCTCGACGACACATACATCGAAAAAGTAATGCGGTGCCTTTTTGTCTATCGCAGTCGTCCACTCTAGCGTTGTCTTGAATTTCTTGAAATCTACCGCATTTGGGTAAATGAATATGAGATCATCGATAAACTCCTCTAGCTTACGGTTGAACAGATCGTGCATGTCGGTCATCTTGACAATGTTTGCAATATATTTACAAGAATGTCACTGCCTTAAACGCCTTTCGATACAAGACGAGACCCGTTTTGTTTACCCGGGAATAGGCGGGACATGTCATTATCTCGTTGCATCATATAGTTGTCGAATATTTTAGAGTCAAACTTGGGAGGCTTATCGCCGGTGCCGGTGCCTCCAGTATTGCCTTGTTGTGTACCTCCACCTCTTGGAGTGTTTTCGTTACCGATAAACACAAAGCTCTTGGGTTCCAGCTTTCCGACTTCACCAACCGCTTCGTCACCATCGCCTATGAATGAAAACCTGTCTGAAATTCCCTTGCTAATGTCCGCCATCGACAACATTCCACCTTCGTTATTACAAGTCGTTTGTGCGGGCATCAAAGTTTCTATAAAATTGACGATATCATCTTCGACGATAATACGATTATTGCTCCTTGAATACACAAGAGGGACACGATCAACGAACGCCGGTATCTTGAGGTTTGGGTTGTCGGTATTGACCATGACAAACATGGACTGTACATTATGGTTTCCTGTTATTAGTTTTAACACGTGTTGAGAATACTGACACGCATTACTGAAGAACAAGATGAACGACATTTGTTTTTCTAACGCGATAAAATCTTTACAACGTTGGACCGCGCAAAAAAATGATTGGTTGTCGGTTTAAAAGTATATGTCGTTATATTTCAAAGAACATGATATCTAATATTAAATCGACCGGACAGCGTCTAGCTTTCGACATTGCAGGTGTAGATGTCGCCTATGTGAATGCGTTACGACGAGTTATATTATCCGAACTCCCCAACGTGGCGCCTTCATTTGACTGTTACGTTCCTTCCATGAATGACATATCGTTCAAGACAAATACTACTGTCTTGCACAATGAATACCTCGGGCATCGCATATCGTTGATCCCTCTATGCTTTGACAAGCGCGAGATCGACAACTACATGCCCGAAAAGTACAAGTTTGTGCTCGACGTGATCAACGAAACAAGCGACGTCAAGCTGGTCACAACAAAAGATATCGTTATTTGCGACGAAAACGGAACCGAGTACTCGAAAGATTTCCATAAAAAGATATTCCCACCGGATCCAATCACCAAGGACCACATCCTCATTACGAAGCTCAAGCCGAATTTCAACAACAATTTCGAACACATTCACGTCGAGTTTCTGGCACGCAAGGGCATCGCCAAGACCCACGCGAGGTGGAGTCCGGTGAGCACATGTACGTTCTTCAATTTACCCGATCCTGTCAAGGTCAAGGCGGAAAAGAAAAAGCTAGAGGACAAGCTGCTTGCATCTGACATGACGGACAAGGAAAAGCGTGCAGCGATTAACAAGTTTGACACGTTGGACATGCACCGCTTTTTCATCGAGAACGAATACGGGGAGCCCTCGGCATTTCGCTTCGAGATCGAGTCCGAGTGCCGACTATCGCCGACAGATATTCTCATGGAGGCAATTTCCGTACTCAGGGACAAGGTCGGCGGCGTAGCCAAGAAGGCGGTGTTTGAACCTATAGACAAAGCATCCAATATATACGCAATCAACGTCACCGAGGAGGATCACACGATTGGAAACCTTTTGCAAGTGACCATGTTTAACGAGTACGTCAGGAACGACAAGGTCGTCGATTTTGTCGGCTATTTTCAGCCTCATCCGCTCGAGACGAACATCATCTTCAAGATTCGTTTCCTAGAAAACTCGGCACCTGCTCTCGGACAGTTCAAGGGATTTATCGAAGAGGTCACAGACATTGCAATCAAGGAGCTAGATCGCTTTTCCAAAGGTTGGAAAAAGGCACAGGTCAAGACAAGCGAAGAGTAAAACGTAAAATACGCATCTTTATTCATTACTTTGATAGGCATTTGCTCTTGATTTTTAAAATCGAATAAATATAATACATGGATTCATTCGAATATGATTATGTACTAAGCGACTCTTCATCTGATGATGACGACGACATTTTTGTTATCAAGGAAGAGATAACTACAGACGTCGTCATTTTTGATGATGCAATGTCGACGAATGAAAAAATGTTACACTTGCTAAACTTGTTGTCGAAAGGTCAGGACATTAACAAGTATGCTAAATTCTGGGACCACAAGACTCGTGAGATTTTTCGGATTGCTAAACAAACCGATTCGTTTCGAGGACACTTGTGCAGTAACCCAAACTTGATACCAGCCATCGACATGGTTCGCAAGATCACGGAAATGGAAGCGACCGAAAATGGTAGAGTTGTTTACGCATTTGACGATGCGTGTAAAAGAGAGAGCTTGTTTGAATACCTTACAAACATGCAATCGATTTCGGCTTCCGTTTTTGGAGACTATAGTGAAAAAAAGAAATATATAGAACTCGCCCCGCATGTGTTTGATGCAAACGCAACTTTCAAGGTCGACGGGGATACCGACGTGTATTTTGATGGTCAAGTTGTGCGCATGCTTGCGAATCGAGAAGACATACTTGCACCGGGCGACCAACACCGACTTGTAGGATTTATGAATAACGTGGGCAGATCGCTATCAGAACCCTTGCATTTCGATGTAGATTTATATATATCTACGTTGGCAAAATTAAAGACAGGAGATGACGTTCATGTATGTGCAAACCAATTTTCGACACCACGCAAGGCGAATGTATTGCGCGTTCACGATAACGGAGACCTCGTTATTCAAATGGGCAAGTCAAACTTGTTATATGACGTACATAACTTGCACAAGAACAAGTTTTACGTGTATACAAGCGTTTTTGCAAGAGAGTGCATGATCGCCAAGAAGGACATCATGACTAGAAACATATTATTCAAGATAGAAAATGGCGCACAAAATCACAAGGATGCGATATCTTTGACAGGTGACGATTTGCTTTCGATTATGAAATCAAACAAGATTGAAACACTTGCACCGAATTTCGAACAGATGCAAAAGCGATACCCTGGAATATTGCAGAATACACACGACAACACATCTTGGTCGAGCTTTTACGAGACGAAGAAAAAGATGCGTGCGAGTCCAACTGTAGCATCCAACGCATCCAAACGCAAACATGATACTCAATTCGAATTCAGGAAACTTTACTCTGAAAATAAAGACGACATAGCACTCTTAAAACGCATTGCGCCGAATCACTCAATATACTTGGGTAAGGTGTCTAACCCAAAGTCATTAAAAGTAAAGACATCAAAGGCATCAAAGGCATCAAAGGCATCAAAGGCATCAAAGTCACAAGAAACTGTGTTTTATAGCGTCAAGCAAGCACACGATTCCAAAATAGGCAAATATGATCCGTCTGCCAGGGCAAAGTTGATATGTGCATCGTTATACTATCGTAAAGGCAATTTGGTATACCCTCACGATTATATGATTTTCGACATGCAACACGCAAAGCAAGACGATGGATCGATCATATGGGACGTTATAAGCACAGAGACAATACATCCGCAGTTAGAATCAGAAACATTTATATACGAGGACATGTCTGTCGATATCGATAGCTATATTGCTGATGCTGAACTAGATAACAAGGTATTTCACAAATGTATATCTCACAACCATCAACATATAACTAATAAAGAATACCGCGAATACCAAGGCAAGACGGATTTTGACGACTCGTTTGTGATCGAATTTGGGGTCTCGATGGATGCAATGCCAATCGACGTAATAGAATCGGATGCGATGAGCGACCGCCTGTCATCTGGGCCAAAGGCATTCATCGTTCGCCGGCTTGCGATGCATGCATGTATATCATTGACAAATGCGCAAGTCGCATTCATAACAAAGTCTATTCCAAATGCACGATTCGATGTAAAAAGCAAAGATATGATCACCGAGGCTTATCGAATGGTTGCTATTTGCTTTGCATTCTTCATCGTATTCAGTCAATGTGAGCTTCCCAAGATGGC